TTCTTGATGATTTATAATTGCCGTTTCGTGGTTACCGTAGGCTATCAAATGAATAAGCTCAGCGTAAGGCTTAAAAAACTTAGCGCAGTCAGACACAACGGCATCAAAATAATTGACGACTTGGTGTTCTGGCCTTACCGTCTCCTTATTAGCCCTGCGGTCTTTTTTGCCGCCCATAAGGTCGAGAAGGTCGCCGTTAATTAAAATAGGGTGGCCGCCTGCTTTAGCTTCGTCTAAGTGCCGCTTAAGTAGCTTGCGGTCGCATTTAGGGTTATCCCAATGTATGTCGCTCAGAAGTAAAAAGCGGTAACTACCCCAGCCTTTTATTTCGTGCATTATAACGCTGGTCTCGCTCATAATAAGAGGCCGACTACAAAAGCCAACGGTGCAATTATACGCCAAAGGCCCAGCTTTTGCGTTAGTTTGTCGTTGTTTCGTTGTAAGTGCTCTACGGCCGCCTTGTGCTGCAATATCTCTAAAGAGTCTATTTTTATGCGCTCCTGGTATAAAGGAACCAGCGCCCTAGCCTTAGCGCCTTCGGCTAAATATAGGTTTATTTCAGCTTTTGTCGAGCTGTCTGTGCATTGCGAGTAAACGCTGCAAGGTGCTGCAACTAGTGTCGCCGTCAGCATTAAGCCTTTTAATAATCGTGTCATATTTTACCTGCGTTTTTGTTATAGTGTCGCGCAAGATCTGTCTTTTTATTTCGAGCTTGTTTATAGTGTCGTGGTATTGCTCTATTACCGTATCTATTTTGCTAGGCTTGTCTTTGGGAAAGCTAGGCCCCCAGCGAAATATAGCGGCAACAAAAAGCACCCCGAGCAAAACCCAGAGCGCTAAGCCAGTTAATAGTAAGTCTTTTTTACTCACCTTTGGAGGGCTTGGCGAATTTCTCAACGCTAGTAAAACCTAAGCAGAGAATAGTAACCCACTCTACAGAGCTAACAAGCTCAGGGCTAGGCGCTACCTCTACGGGGCTAAAGCTGTTTGCGATCATTGTGCCGAACAGCACCAAAGCGCCCAATACTCCCACCACGCGCTTCGAGCTAGTCTCGCCATCTTGGCCTTTAAATACGTCTAGAATTTTCATTTGTTAATTTTCTTCATATTAGCAACCCGTATACTGTCCCCAATTCGCTCGGCTTCTAGATCCTCTAAAGATTCGAAAACTGGCACGCTGTAAACCTCGCAAACCTTTTCGAGCAGCTCTACTTTCTCAGCCATTGCCTCGGCTTCTTTTACAGCCTCTTTGGCCTCTTCTATCTTAGCCTCAGTCATTTGCTGAGCTTCTGCAATAGCGGCGTGAGTTGCCTCAATGCTAACGGCTGTCTTCTGCAACTGCATCGAGTAAGCCTTATAAGGGTCGGCCTCTCTTGCATTGTCTTGAATAGGCAGCGCAGCGGTTAAAAAGGCGGCGAGTAAATAGGTTGCTTTCATTGCATTGTATTAATTTATAACTCCTAGTTTCTTGTAAGTATTAAGCTCCGATCTAAGTGCAGCCGTCGAGCTGTCCGAAGTTTTAAGCATAGCGCTAAACTGCTTAAGCTGACTTTCGCAGGCTGTCAGCCTTTCCTCGCACTTACTGCCCTCGTTGTTACTCTGCTTTTCAGTTCTGAGGTAAAGAAAAATAACGGCGAACACCATTAAATACGTTAACGCTTTGCTAGGGTCTTTGCTGAACTGGTCGAAACTTACTGGTAATTTCATTGTATTACTGTCTTAGATATTAACGGCCTTGCCCTCTATAGCGCTTCGCTGGTGGGTTGTTTTTAGAGTGAACTCCTGGCCGCCTTCTTTTCGGTTTAGGCTTCCAGGAGCTTACTGCTGCCTTAGTTTTAGCCTTCGCCATTTATTACAGGATTAGGGATCAAACAAAACGGGCTATCGGGAAACTTAGCGCAGTATCCTTTCAAATACAGCGCTTCACACCCTGCGAAAGTATGCACCCCGCAAGGCTCAGGCCATACCTCATAAGCGGCAAAGTCAGCGGGCGGCTGGGCGTAGAATAAAATATCAACTGCCCACTTATCCGAAAGCAATTCGCAAACGGGCATACCCTCGGCATCCTTGCCCCATTGCAGGCAAATGAAACCAATTTCGTGAACGGCACAGTTTACAAAAGTTGTAACGCTCTCGCCTTCGGGCGTGGTTGTGGTCTGCTCTATTTGCTTGCGCAAGGTTGCCCAAGCGGCTGGGGTAAATTCGTATTTTTTGAAGGTGTTTGTCATCTTATAAGGTTGTTAAGGCTGCCAGTTCTGCGTTGGTTAGGCGGGTAGGAAATAAAACAAGTTCATTTACTTTCCCAAAAAATTTGTCGGTGTTATTCCCCGCGTCAAAACTAAGCACGGATGGCGAAATAGGCACCGCCCCACTTGTTTCCGTTGCTAATAATGAACCATTCGCATAAACGGCAAAATCATTTAATTTATAGGCGTATGCTATTTTTACTCTTGTAGTTAATCCAGCAATTGTTTGAGTTGAGTTCATTACAATAGAGCCACCACTTTGTACCACAAATGCAATTTGCGTTCCGTTGCTCAAAAAAGCCATTGTAACCCTATTAGAAGTGCTGCCATCATTTATGCTTATTTGTCTATCCTCATTTGCACCAACAAGAGCAGCAATGTCCACAAACAATACCCCCTCACTCTGCCCAATCAACGAACTAATGCCCGTCTTACTTGCCGCATCCGCTACACGGGTAACACTTGCCGAGGTTGTGGGGATGTAGGAGGTTGGGTAACTTCCGACTTCAAATTGTGCGCCCCATACATAAATTCCGCTTGTACCATTACCCGTAAATAATGGCAAAGAACTATCCCAAGTTGGTGATGCGGTAGAAGATATGGCATAAGTTGGATAAGCGTTTCCGCTTGTATGTTGGGCGCTTACTGACAATCTAAACCACCCATTCCCTAAATTATCGACTTTGTATGATGTATTTGTAGGGCTTCCACTTGAATCAGTTGAAGTAATTGCACCCGTTGTTAAATTTAATACAACTGAATATCTTTTTGTATCATTATCGGTCGATAATCTTATACAAGCAAAATTATATTCACCCGCCTTAAAAAATGCCGATTGCGTACAAATACCCGCTGATGGGCTTACAATTTCTGAATAAAACCCGTGCTTCTCATTCGTGGCATCTGCAATTAACTTGTCTGCATTTGTAGTGCCATCGGGAGAAGTTGTGGTATTTGCGGTGATACTGGATTGAAATTTTGCATAAAAAGCATTTGTAAAATCCTCTGAATATGTAGAAAGATTCGTCCTCTGCGGTTCAAGCAAAAGAGACGGACACCCATTTGTGTAATCCAAACGGGGTACATTTTGGCGGTCTGTGGTGGGGAAGTAGGGTTTTAGTGTGCCTTCGTTTGCTTGAAAACCCCAAATATATGCACCGCTCACCCCGTCACCCGTATAAACATAAGCGCCATTTGCGTCACAGAGTCCAATATTCAATCCGCCCGAACCCGTTGCAATAGCGGTCAGCGTTAGGCTAATTCTAAACCACCCATTGCCTACGCTCGTAATGCTTGAAGCATCAATATTAGAACCTGCCGAAATTGTGCCATTTGTGAGATTGACGGTTGTTAAGGTTATTGCATTAAAAACAGTACCGCTTGTATTAATGCGTTGCAGTTCTAAAATAAAACGCTCGGCTGCTTTAGCGTAAAACGAAAAAGTGTATTTTGTGCCACTTGTCACCGCTATTGAACCTTGTCCGACTCTGTGTAAAATATTTGCACTGGTATCCTCCACCACCTTGTCTGCGGTTGTTGTGCCATTCGGTGCAGTTGTGGCGTTTGTTGTTATTGTAGCCGCCAATTTTGTCCAAACGGCATTGCTTAAATCTTCCGAATACCGCGCCAAATTCCAAGGCACTCGCTCAACAAGCCCCTGAGAATTTACCCTCGTGCCGTCAGAAGCGCGTGAAAAAGTTAGGTCGCCGCTGCCGTCTGTTGGGATGACGCTGTAAGCAGTGTCTTCTTTGTAGCCGCTTGGTATATATACTAGGCTAGCCTGGTTTAATAAGTCGCTCATATTTTTACAAGTTGTTTAGCTTCCGAAGTAAACAGCTCACACCTTCGTAATAGCCGCCGTCTGCGGTTATCCGAGCTTTATAAGTAACGACGTAATCCCAGCCTTGGCCGAAATAAACCCGCCCGCGTGTGCCAATTCCGAGGGAGCTTATAAGTTGCATTTAAGTAAGTTAATTAGGATTAATAACCGATAACAGAGCCAGAAGAAATAACAAAGCCAGTAATCTTTTTACCTTTACCAGCGGGCAAATAAGTCCCTTGTTGAAAGGTTACGCCGCTCATTCCGCGATCGCTCAAAACGTTTGCGGCGCTCTGAAAATCAGGAGTAACGGTAAAAGAAGTAAAGACGGTGTCTTCTTGACAAACTACAGCGTCATAGGAAACGCTTGTAACGGTTGCGGCTGCGTGGTATTTGAAACCCTGAGAGCCAGCTAGAATATCTGCGGAAGCTTGTGCCATACTCCAAAAATAAAAGCATAGCAGGCAAACACTAGCAACAATTTAAGCGCCGCCTTATTTGTGCGTTGCTACAATATACCACTGCACCCCGTCAGACTGTACCCAGTGCGTCTCCCAGTTACCGCCCCAACTTAATAACTGAGCGTCGTTAATTAGGTAACCTGTGCCAGCGTCTAGAATTAAGGTGTTAGCCGCTGCTGTTTTAATAAAGCCAAAGCGTAAGCCAGGTGTAATGCTAGGGGGAGCGGGTAAGTCTATTGTAATGCTTCCAGCGGTAGTGTCGCAAACAAAGATCTCGTACTCGGTTGGAAAGCTAGTAATGTCGCTCGTTACGTTTAAGCTATTGCCAAGCCTGCGCATCTGCCAAGAGAAGTCTACGGCAGTAGCGTCGTATTTAAGTGCTATGGTATAGGTGCCGTCTACGCCAGGATCAGAGCTAGGCGCTCCTTCGCTAACTTCTAAAAAGTCGTTAATAAGCTGGTCGGGCAAAGCGCCTGTAATGTCCTCGGCTCTACCTACTTGCTCGCGCAGTCTGTCTATTTGATCCTGAACATAAACCCGCTCAGAGGGTACAGGGTTATCTGTTTCCCCTTCGCTTATTACGTCGCCGTAAGTTGTCTCGATTTTCAGCCATTCGCCTTCCCAGCGTTCGCTATTTGCCGAGAAGCTACAGCCGTTAAGCAACCAAGCCCCGCCGTCAAAGTACAAAGACTTAACCGCTGTAAGGCTCCCGCTGTCGTGCCAGGTGCCGCGTATAGCTCCCAAGAAAGTAGCATAGAGAGCGCTGCATTGGTCTACTAGCGACTGCTGGAAGTTTTCGGCATAGCCAGCCTCCCACCCATTAGCCCAGTCTGTGGGCTTTACTGAGGTTGCAAAAGTCGGGCCTACCATTATAGTTCCTAGCTCGTATTTATCGAAGCCATCATAAAATACCTGCGGCAAGTCTTTTACTATGCTATTTTGAAGCGCGCTATTGCCACTCTGCGCCCAGGTGTTTTTAGTAAAGTTGTAAGGGTCGCTAGTTGTATAGCTTCGGCTCGCTGCAATACTGCCGAGAAAGTCTATAGGCGTAGAGCTTTTAATGCTCCAGCTAGTTGTGAACGGGTTTTTAACAAAATTAAGCACGACCTCCTCAACTGTTGCCTCGACGTGAAACCCTGTAATATTGGCCGCAGGGCCTGAGGTAATAGGTGCGCTAAAATCTTCTACTATGTTAATAGGCCAGCGTCGTTTAGATCCGCTGTAATACTTAAAGGCCTTGAGCTTGTAATTGGGCACGGTAGCCGAGGACTGCCAGTAAAGCCCGTCGTAATAGTAATAAAGCGAAGTAGGCGAGCCGTCTATGCCGTAAATGCGCCACTTGACAACCTGATAAGCTACGTTTTGACTTGAGGCGCTGGCGCTTTCTATGTTTAGCTGTATGCGAAACGGGTAGCCATCTTGCAGCCTGTCAAAATCTAACTGCATTGCGCCTATGCCAAAGGTTATCTTTTTAGCGTAGGCTCCGTTAGCCTTAGTCAAAGCGGAACGGCTAAGCCTTACGGGTGGCTGGTAATAAAGTTGCGGCTTGGCTTCCCATTGCGGGCGAGCTGGCAAAGTGCCTAAGCTAACGGCGTGCGCTAGCGTGTTAGTCCCGTTGTAAGTTCCAGCCTTGTCGTATTTGTGGAAGGTCAGCGTAGAGCTTAAATAGGTCGGGGTCTGAGTAATGTAATAGGCCCCGTTGTCGTGGTGAATCCTAGCGCCGAAGCCTTGCAAAATTATCTCTATTGCCTTGCGGGCCGTTATGTAGTCAAGTTCTACGCCTCCGAATATGTCGAAGTTATCGACAAAGGCCAAGCGGTGAAACCAAAACGTATTTAGTTTCTGATCGCTTACGCTCTGCGTTGCATCATCAAATTGCTCGAGGCCGTCAAATATGTAATCTTGACCCGTTAGCCAAAAGTCGTCTAAGCCGCTAAGCTCTAGGCACTTTCGTATTAAGTAAATCCCGCCAGTGTGGTCGTCGGTAAACCAGGACTCGTCTACAAAAAAGCCCTCTATTAAGTTTAGCGCATCTACTGCCGTCACTTGTATGGTTACCTTCCCGTCAGGGTCTGCTCTATCAAAGCGCATTTGGTCGGCTAGCACGCGGCCAACATACAGCAGGGCGTTATCTTTGTAAATCTTGAGCGCGTAGGTTCCCTCTGGGTCTGTTGCAATAGCCTGAAAAGCCGCCAGCTGCGCGTCAGTTGAAACAATGAAATAAGCGTTAGCTCTTGAGCTTCTTATAGGGTTATCAAAAAAGGTATCGCTCTCGCCTTGGCGCTCTATTTGTACGCCTTCCCCTTGTGCTATTAATTCCTCTGTCCCGCTTAAAGCGTTAAGGCTGTCTAGTAGCGCCTGCTCGTCTTCTATATAGCCGCCGTCTGCTATTACTCTAGCCTTGTAAGCATTAAAGGCTTGCAGCGGACTGGTTCCAGTTGCGTCGCTCCAAAGTTCTACAACGTAATTCTTAAGGGCTACGCTCTGAAATCTAGTATAATATAAAACGGCCATAGTGCGAAGTTAGCCCCTTGCTTTGTCTTTTTCGTAACGGTTAACTGCTAGCCATAAGTCGCGGCCGTCGAATCTAGTAGAAGCCACAAGCTCGCCATTACTGCCGCCTGTGTTAATCATAGACTGCAATTTGTCGAGCGGAGCAATTACTTCAGGGTTATTTCTAGCGCCTGGATATTCTCCCATTAAGCCCAATGTAGGGCCGCTAACTATACCACCATCTGCGAAGGCCTGAACCTGCGAGCCTTTTGCCATTGCATTTCTAACAAGAGTAGAAGCCGTAAGCAAGCCAACGCCCGCAATAATTGCAATAGCAGGATCTAGGCTTTTTAACGACTCCTTAAAAGCATCAATAGCTATACCTTGGGCAATAAGCGCCTTACCAAAAGTACCAAGGAAGCCAGCTAAAGAACTAGCAAAAGACTGCAAAAAAGTTTGCATAGCGTCGGCTTTACCTGTTATAGCATCTCCCAGCAATACGGCGAAACTCTCTAGCATTGAGGCGCTCATAGTCGCAAGGGCAGCGCTAGCCTGCTCTGCTGCAACTTCCATTTTAAGAGCAAACTGCTGCATTTTGCGCGCTCTTATTTCCATTGCCAGGAAAAGGTCGGCATTATTTGCCCGCCATTGTGCTAGGGCTTCAAAGTCTAGAGCAGCTGCCTCTTGGTTCTGCTCGGCTAGGGTCATTAAATAACTGTCTCCGCTAGGGGTTGTAGCAGGCGCAGCTGGGGCCATCATAGCCTCGGTTAATTCTCTAGGCTTGCGACGTGCAGACAAATTAGCTAAACGCTTTGCTTCTTCATCTTGGAGAAACTTAGTAAGGTTCTCCTGCATTGCTACTTCTAGCTTGCGCTTATCTTCGAGGTACTTGCGAAACGCCTTTAGGTCTTCTTCTCTATCTTTTTCTCTTTGCTCTCGCTGCGCACCTGCAAGCTCTGACTGCAATACGCTCAAAGCAGTTTCTGCTTGGCCCACTTTTATAGCCGCATCAATAGCCGCCTGCGTTCCTGCCGTTAATCTATTTGCGGCTTCTTTAGCTAGCTTTACATCCTCCTCGGCGTATGCAATTTTTTTCTTTAATATATCCGCCTGCGCTTTGCCTTGAGCCTCTAAAGCAGCTAACTCTTTCTCCCTTTCTTGGCCTATTACCGTAGCGGCTAGAGACCTATCCCAACGCTCGACGCTTTTGCTTGCTGTGTCTGCATTGTCTGCAAGGTCGATAAAATGACTTGCAAGCGCCGCTATTAAGCCAATCGCAATACCTACTCCAGTAGCAAGCAAAGCAATACGAAAGGCTTTCATTGCCCCCGTAGAAGTACCAACGGCTGCGGCGTAAATAGCCTGCGCTTTAGCACTCGCTAAAGTAAAAATCTCGTTTTGCCTTTGGGTCAAGTTATAAACGGCAACGGCAGCAGAGGCTAACGCCATTACTACCTGCACGCCTTTCATTACCTTGCCCAGTCCTTTGTTATCTCCAGCCAGCAAAAGCGTAGCCATAGAAGCCGCGTTTATTGCTCGGCTCATTGCCTCCATTGCCTGCGTGTTCTGCTCGGCCTTGCGGCTGCCCTCTTCTAGGCTAAAATTAGTCTCAGCCCTAGCGTCGCTTAGATTCCTTACTGCTGCTTCTTGGTCTTTAATCTCAACCTTAAGAGAAGCAATAGCGTCCTTAAGCGCTTTCTGACGCATTAGGTCGCCCTTGCTAGTCTGAGCTAGTTTATTTTCTAAGGCTATTAAATCCTGCTTAAAGCTCGTTAAAATGCTGCGCTGTTCGTTAATAGTCTGCGTAAGCTCGCGGCGCTTTACTCTTAAATTCTCACCGCCTAACGCCTGCTCTAGAGCTTTCTTTGATCCAGCAGCGGCGTCCTCCATTTTCTTCGTGGAGCCTTTGACGACGTTAACAGCGTCAGCCATCCCCTTCTTGAGCTTCTCAAAGGAGGCGCTAATTATTACGTTTAAGTCTAAGTTACTGGCCATTATACGGAGTAGCTAACTATATAATCTTGTGAAACCTGGTAAACCCCGTCGAAGTCTGCGGCATCGTCTACGAACTCCTGCTCATTATCGAACTCAATATAAAAGACGTTAACGCCGTTGTAAGTGCCAGGAGTTACTATATTAAGGGCGGCCCGCACCGTATCCGCTAGCGTGCTAGCATCTTCGTAAGTTAGAGCAAGACAGTCAATCTGAACCCGCGTAAAGTCTAGGCGGCTGTTTGAGTCTTTTGTTGGCGTGGCGTTAATGCTCACCTCGCTATAAACTACGGCAGGGAAAGCCGAACCTTGAGGCAAGCGCAGCGGGTTAACTCTATTCGAGACTAACGCGCTAACGCCCGCGCTGTTGGCGAGTATGTTATAAATTACTTTTGCGGCTCTCATTTAGGCGGGGTTAGCTTATCAAAAATAGCCTTATTAGCCGTTATAATATCCTTAACACTTGCCGCAATTTTCTGCTCCCAGGGGAATCGCATTAAATCGGTAGGCTTTAGGCGCTTTTTTGAGTAGGGCATTACCATAAAAACAGCGAGCCACCTAGTCCGCTCCCATTCATTGCGGTAAGCCTGTTGCTGTGCTGCTCTTAGCCCCTTGAGGCGCAGCATAAAGTAACGCGGCGTTATTTCGTTAAAAGCTTCCTCAGTTAGCAGCATCTCGCCGTAACCTATTGCTTTTAATTGGTCGAAGTCTAGCGGCCGCCGCTCGCCGCTTGTTAGTTTCCCTCTTCTTGCGTTTGCGCCTCCTCAGGAGCAACGGCAAAGAAAGTGCTAACAGCCTCCGTAAAAGCGTTCAGAGCGGGCGTAATTTCGGCAAGGCTAGTAACCTCCTCGGCTAACTCTTCTGCGTCTTTATACGGGCATTTCTCGCCGATTTTTTTATAACCA